ATAGAGGTCGTAGGCGTCGCCCTGTTGTGGCGCGACCACGTCCACGGTCAGGAGCCCACTGCCCAGGGCGTCGGGCAAGGCGGACTGATGGATCGCGTAGCCGGCCGTCAGCTTTCCCCGGCCGTTACTGATGCTCGCCGTCGCGGCCGATGTGTCCCAACCAGACCCCCAGCCGGACACTGTATTCTCCCGCTCGAAATCGTCGGTATACTCGACACAGGCGCGATTGCAGCAGCATTTGCGTCGGCTCATGGATCAACTCCCCGAGCCAGCACACGTACCCTGTTCCTCGCCGGGGCAGCACAGATCGTCAATGATCACGATCAGTTCGCCAGTGCTCGCCCGATAGGCCCACCCCTTGCCGAGTCCACCCACGCCGGCTGTGTGCCCCACGTCGTTCAGGTCGGCCACCAGGAGCGTATCACTGCAATCGGTGACGAGCCCTCCTCGCCCAGAGTTGAGCGACATATCCAGAGTGCGCCGAGCCGCAAGCACAAAGTCGCCGGAGAACTGCTCAAGCTCGGCCAGCAATTCAAAGTAGACTGGCCGTTGCCGCTTCGCGTTGTACCGCCCGCGTTGCCCACGCTCGTTCCGCCGCCGCCGTTCATGCTCGCGAACGGTGCGTGAGATACGCCGAACGGATTGATCATCAAAACCGGGCATCAGGAGAACAACGATTCAATGAGGTCGAATGCACGCTTGCGGTAGATTTCAAAGTCGAGATATTCGATGTTGTCGAACGTCGGGTTGGCCAGCTTATGGCCTTCCCCATCTAGCGGTACAGGCCCGCTGACTTCCTGGCCGTCGTCGTCGTTGGTGATGTTCCGCATACCGTCACCGGCCCCAGACCCGCTACCCGAGCCGCTGTCATCGATTTCGCGGAACCCCACGTCTTGCAGCACCAAGTCCCACGGCTCGAACTCGTCGCCGCCGCCACCGGTGCCGTATGCACTTGATACGGACGCACTCGATCCCGACCCGGAATCGTCCCCCTCGCCGCGATAGTGGATCGTGACCGTGAGCACGCGGTACTCGATATCGTTCCGTTCCTGCGGCTCCGACAGGTTGATGGCTGAAATCTTCGCCTCGCCCACGTCGATCGTCTTGCCGTCGATTTGATACGAGTCCGAATTTACCCCATCCTGGTACGCGAAGATCCACGGCGGAACAATGTTTGCCACATTCTTCCGTGTGACGCTTGTCCAACGGGAATCATCCTTGTCTGCCGGTGGGTCGAATGGATCACCCGCACTGTTGACGATCGCGTTGCCGTGAATGTCCCGCCACACCGGCGTCTGGAACGTCTCGGTGGACCACGAGGTTTTGGCTGGGTCGTTCAGTGGGTTTTCGTAGATGTCGTATTCGTTTGAGTAGTCGCACGTGATCTGCCACCACGTGCGCCCCTCGTTCTGGTCAGGCGTGACACCAATACATCGCAGTTCCGCATCGTCGGGATGGGCTGCCCCGATCTTCGGGCACGACGCGTAATCCATCACCACCGGGCTACGGTCCAGGTTGGAGTCGCACCTGCACCGGAACACGCGCGAGTCTTCCTTGACGACCCGCTCTGGCGTGAACCGTCGCCCACCGCCGCGGCCTTCTTTCGGTATCTCCTTCCATGACGCAGCAATCACGCTCATCGCGGAATACTCACCTCAGATTGCTTGTCCAGTTTGCGTGAAATCTTACCGAGCATGATCACCTGCTTGTCGCTGTTCTTGGCGACCTTCTTATCTCGCGACTCCTTGGCCCGATCACCGCCGCCACGCATGGCGTTGACGACATTGCTGTAGGCTTGCGCACTGCCGCGTGTCGCCGCGCCAGCGTATTTGCGTTCCGTGGCTGCCGTATTGGTCATGTCGCCTGGGCCGCCTCCGGCGAATGCGGCACCGAACGGATCAGTAGCCTTTCCGGCATTGGCCGTCTTCTTCCACTGGCCGGCCACCTGCCCCGAGAGCGTCGGCAATTCGCCCGTCTGCTGCTTCCACTTCTCGGTCTGCTCAAGCGACTTCTTGCCAATGCCAGCCATTTTTTGATCGTGTTGTTTCTGCAATTCTTCAAGCCGCTGATTGGTGCGATGCTCGCCTTGAATCCGTAGTCGCTCAAGTTCCGCCATCGCTTGGCGAGTGGAATCGTTGACAATGTTGTTCTCGTCTTCGGTGGTCAGGTGCCACGTTCCACCCGACATCTCCGTCTTCATCTTTTCCAGCTTGATTGCCATCCTGGACAGCCACGGCGTCACGGTCTTGGTGACACCCTGTTGCATGCTGTTCCAGAATCCACCCCACCAGCCGCGCAGCCCCTCCCACGTCACCATGAACGTGTTCTTCGCCTGTTCCCAAATCGCTTCTAGTGCGTAGGCCGTTTGGTAGAACAGGTTGACCGCGCCGGCCTTGAATCCGTCGACGCTGCCAAGCATCACGTCAAGATTACTGACCACGGTGGAAAACGCCGACTTGGCGCCGTCGGCAAGAGGACCAAATACGCCATGCAGTGGTGCAGAAATCTGCTTGATGCCGGCCCAGATGTTTCCGAGCGCCTCACGCACCGCACCGCCAAGTGTCTTGCTGACAACCTTCGCGCCAGCAATCAGCTTTGCGAAAGCCTGCCCTGCCGCGGGCACCAACTTGACCAGTTTGCTCAACAGCGGCGTAACTACTGGCAGCAGCTGTTGTCCGATCGCCACACCGGCATCCGATACCTTCCCTCGCAACGCCTTCATTTGGTTGGCGAATGAGCCCGCCGAGCGAATCGCATCCCCTTGCGCTGCCGTTGTGCCCCGCATGATGATATTCAGCCGCGCTTGCACCTTGGCTGCGTCCGAGGCCGCGTTAGTCTGCTTCTTGCTCATACCCTGGCTGAGCAATTCCTGCTTGACGGCCGCCTCTGAGACAATGACGCCATACTTCTTCATTGTTTCGCCGCTGCCGGTCATGGCGGCCTGCAAGTCGCGCAGCACAGCCGCATCGGACAGGTTATTGAAACTGGCCAAATCAACGGACAGCTTGGTCAGCGTCTGTGACATCTTGCCGGCAGCGCCCGCCTCGAACCCCAGCGGCACAAACAAGTCCTGCGAGGACGCCATAAAATCAGCAATCTGCTGCTTCGATCGCCCGGCCTGGTCAGCGTAGTTGTCGCCCCACGCCTTTACGGCCTCAGCGTTCCTGCCGAAGACGACATTGAACTTGTTCATCGTCTCTTCCATATCGCTGGCCGCCTTGATGCCGAACACAGCCGCAGCGGCCCCCGCTGCCACGCCCACCTTGGCAACCTGCGCCGCCGCAGCCCCGGCGGCGCCAACAAGCCGCCTCAAGCTACCCCGACCCCGCGACACGCCAGACTCAAACGGCCTCGTGTTCATATTCAGGGTCGCGACCAAATCACCGATTGCGCTTCCCATGAGGCATTCCTAATCCTACTGCTGCCATTGAGGCGGCTGCGTTCGGGCTCGCCTCGTGTGCTACGGTCTTGGTTTCTTCGCCATTGAGCGGGTCAAAATCGTCCGGCTCCCATTGGCCTCCGAACGCGTTCGCAACGGCCGTCAACCCAAACTTCAGGATTTCCGCGATCCGTTTCAGTTGATCCGGCTGCAACTGCCGGAATGCCTTCCAACCGGCCATCACGTCGGGTGTGATCGACCGCCGCATGGCCAACACGTCGACCACACCGTGTGAGTCTGCTAACTCGTAGGCGAATCGCAAGGCGTGATCGTCTCGGAGTTTTTTACCAACTCCTCCACGTCGGCCGTGTTGATGCCAACATGCTTTGCACACTCGTCGTACAAGAATGAGGTGTCCATCCCATCGAGTTTGGCCAGTTTGCTCACCTCGCCGTCCGGCACGAGCGGGTTTCCTTCACCATCAACCAGACACATGGCGATCAGCAATCGGCTGGCCGCTCGCAGCCGTGCCGCCCGTTGCTTCTCGTCCTTCGCCGACACAACGCGCGTCTGGTAATCCGACACCTCCTCCTCGAACAGCGAGCGAATCCGCACGGTCAACCCGCACACCGGCAGGGTCACCTTGTCAAACCGCCGCTTGCCGCCCGACGCCGCCAACTGTTCAAACGTCGCTAACTCATTCGTCGAACTCATCAAACACCAATCCTCCCTCGCTGTGGGTCGCGTTCGGCCCCGGCACATGCGTCCCGTCCGGGTAATATCCCGTCATCAGGCCGGCGTCGAACGCCTCGAAGTCCTCGGGGTGAATCCCCGCCGCTGTCCGGCGCTGGGCATGCTGGGCCACCGCCATTTGGTGATCCGTCATGCCCGCCGCCTGCTCACACTCTTCGTCTGCCGGCACCGCCGCACCCCGACGCACCAACCGAAACGCGTTAGGGTGCTCAATGATCGTTCCGGCCGGCACCTTCCGATCTGGATAGGCCGTACACTCGCCGCCGCTCCTGCATGTCTCACACATGCAATCCAGTTCAATAACTGTTCTGCATTTCATCGCACTACGTCTCCTGTGTTTGTGTCACGCATCAGGCCGCACTACCGGCCCCAGAGCTACCGCCTGACGGGAACACCGGAATCTTGCTGAGCTTGATGCCGAAGTTCGCCTTGAGTCCGTCGTTCAGGGCAACGGTCGGCGAGAAACTGAATCCCGCGCCGTCGAAGGTCCACTGAGATGTTTCCGTGTCGGCGAACGTCAAAATCCACGCCTCGTCTTGCGGCACACGCAGCAGTTCCAGCAAGTCGCGGTGCGCGTCGAGGCCGGGATCATAGAACAACTCGCCTGACAGCGAGCCGCCCTCGGTTCGCCCCGTGTTCTGGTACGGAATGCCCGCATCTGTGTTGTCGAGCGCATCCGCCTCGAACGTTTCGCTCTCCATGTCGGGTCCGTCCAAAGAGATGATCTGAGCGACGGCCACACCCACGCTCGCAATCGTCTGCTTGAGGGACGTGCCCTTGCATTTCACCTTTGCCACAGGATCACCTCCTAGTCTTGGCTTCCTTCTTCAGTTGCTTCCGCGCCTTTTCGGCGCCCGCCGCAATCGCTGCCGGCGTGCTGGCCGTAACGGCCCGCGGCACGACGCCCTTGAACACCGGCTTGATTCGGCCGACGCTCTTTCCTGTGGATGTTTGCGTTCGCTCTGTTGTGCCGAGAACGAACCAATGGATGTTGTGCTTACTTACGCCGACGCCTTGGCCCCCTGCTGCCCGGGCAGATGCCGACGCCCTTTGTTTCTTGGTCATCTTGCCGACGCCCAACCCGGCCTTCGCCCCATACGATCCGTCCGGCTGCTTCTTGACCTTGGACCCCACCGCCTTGCGTGCCGCCCGTCGCAGTTCCGTTGTAGCCGGTGTGGCGTTCACCTGCTGACGAATCCCCTTACGTATCGGTCCCACCATCCCGGTCACCGCCGCACGGGCTACCTTCTTCGAGCCCTGCGATTGCAAGTGCTTCAGCTTCCGCTCCAGCTCCCTGGCTCCTTGCAGTGCTTCCATCACACCACCTCCGCCACGGGCTCATTGATCGGAAACTGGTTCCAGAAATGTTGAATCACCCGCTTACCACGTCCGCTGTTGCCGGCACACACGTCACTTCGCCCCTTGGCCTGCCCAACACAAAACCGCCACGGTGCATAGATGTGATACAGCCCGGTTTCGTGCATCGCCCCAAGCTGATAGTCCACGTGGTGCAGCCGTGTGTTTGGTTCCGTCAGCGGCCGGTCAATCGCGTCCAACGCCTCTTCCGCGAATTTTGCTCGGATCGCATAACAGTGCGTCCGATTCACATACCGGCATCGAACCAACTTGTTCCGCACCTCACATACCGGCGCCAGTTCGTTCGTCCGCAAATGCTGCCCGCCAAAATAGACCTGATCCCAATCCGCTGGCAGCACAGCCAACGCCTCCCGGATCATGCCCATCGCCTTGTCGGCAAACACCGCATCGTCTTCCATGATCAGCACCGAGTCCCAGCCCTGCTTGAGCATTCGCTGCCAGATCGCGATATGTGTCCGCAAACAGCCCCAAGCGCCTGGCCCGGCCCCAAACCACGCCGGCACCTCGCACGCCGCACCGTCGACCGCACGCCACACCTGGGGCCGCACGAACGGCCACGCCTCGGGGAATCGGCCCCAAAACGCCGCCAGCCGCTCGGGCCGTCGCTCCAGGTTGATGACGAATGTTCGATCGAACATCACACCGCCTCGGTCTGACTCATGACAAAACTCAACTCGACCGAAAACCAACTCCGCTGGCTGTTGTCGCCGCGCCGGGTGATCGTCGGCGTCTCCGACTCCAGCACGGCGTCGAACGTGCCGCTGTATCCTGCGAGCCCTGTGCCGGGGCTCGTTCCGTTCCGCTTGACCGCGTCCGCCAGGCTTCTCGCATCACCTGGCGAGGTGGCCCGGCAACTGATATTCACGTCCGAATAGGTCAGGCCACCGACTCCAGTCAGGTCGTTCTGTGGCCGATCCTGATCCACCTCGACGATGATGTGCGCCGCTTCCTTGTTGTCTCGATCATCGAGCATGTACGGCCGAATCAGCGCGTCGTCATCGGTCCCCACAAGTGCCGTCACCGCACTCATGTTGAGCAATGCCGTTCGGATGTCGCCCTCTAAACTCATGCCGTCGTCTGCCTCGCTGTGAACCACAGCACCCGCTTCCGGCCGTCCGGATCATAGATGCTTTCGATGTTCAGTCGCTCGCCCGTGTTCAGCACCATCCACATGGCGGTTGTGATTGCCGCGGCCGTCGCGTCATACCGCAACTCGCCCTTCCACTCGGTGTTCGGCTCCTGGTGCTCTTGGACCGGCTGCTCTTTGCCACGCACAGGCCACACCTTGAGCCACCGCGTGCAATACTCCGTGGCCGACTCGTCAAAATGCCCATCCGTGTCCGCTGTTTGGCTGCTCAATTGCTGATACACCACCGCCTTGCGGTTGTATCGCTCTTGCTTCCTCGAACATGCCATCGCCTCACCTCTTCGCCGAATACGGCCCCAGCAATCGTCGAGCTACCTGCAGCAGTGCGTCGTCGCAATTCCCGTCGTACCGATAGGCCGCGTAGGCTTTCACGGCGTTGCGAATCGCTTGCGGAATGTCGTGTCGGTCGTCGCCGTAGCCCGCCACATAAGTCACCGTCACCGCGTCGTCTTGGTCCCGCACGGACGGCCACGACTGGCTATGCTTCAGCCGGCACACGCCGATACCGAGATGGTGGCCAAGCTCGTACACATCGGTTGACAGCGTCTGCGAGTCGCCGTTGCTGTCGACATAGACCACCGACGTGATCGACTGCACCGGCGGCCACCGCAACTCCAACTCGCCGCTGAGCGTCCTGAACTTCTCGGTGACGGTTTGCGTGATGAGTGCCCGCCCAAGTTCGTTCGCTTCGGCCCACTGCCTCGCCTCGGTGATTAGGTGCTGCAACTCGGGATCGTGGTCCGTGTAGCTGACTCGCAGTTGTTCCTTCAGTTCATCAGCCAGGATCGGTTCCTTGGCCGGATCGCTGCGGGTTGACTGGACGCACTTGAGCACGGCACCACTCCTGTCAGGCGGCTAATAAACTGCGGATGTGGGGCTCGTTTTGGGACAACCTCCACGAGCCCCACTCCACAGGAGAGTCGCTATCACGCAATCGCCGTCGGCGGAACGGCCTGGCCGTAACGCGGCTTGCTGAGAATCGCGATGCACGCTGCGAAGCATTCACTGGCGGCGCTGGAAATCGCCGGCGTGATCCACTGCTGACCGTCGGTGAACTCGTCGGCGTCCATCTCAACGACCACCATACGGTCCTCGTAGGTGGCCGCCGTCAGCGTCAGTGCGGCCGATGTGGCCTCACTCCCCAACGCATCCCCACTGGCCGCCTTGAGGTCCGCCGCCGTCGCTCGGTAATTGAACGTCTCGGCGGTTGTTTTGGTGCCTGCCGTAGCACCCGAGTTGACTGTCAGGACGGCATCGCCGGTCAGTTCGCCGAAAATGAAAATCAGCGTAACGTGGCCGTAGTTTTCCAGTGACACACTGTCACAATCGGCACCCGCGGCGTGGTCTTCCGCCTCCAGCATCGGGACGATTTTGGTTTGTTCGCAAAGTCGCATGTTTACTCATCTCCACTCGGAGGTTCATTTGTCGTCACAGCCGCGAGGATCTTCTTTTTCGTCGCGGCACCAATGCCCTTAATGACCATCAGGTCGGGGCAGGACAGCACGGCCTCGGGCGTAGTGAGGCCGTGCTGGGTCAGTTTCTCGATCCAATCGGCATCAAGGTTGCATTCCGTCAGCAGGCGAGCAGCCGGCCCGCTCGCTTCCTCTTCCGGTTCCTCTGTGGCCACCGGCTGCTCCTCGACCAGCACAGCCGCCTTGATCCGCAACCACCGACCCAGTGATGCCTCGTTGTCGACTTCCATTTCGTCGCCAACCAAGTGGATCACGTCATCTTCCCACTGGGTCGTTTTACGGATGAACCGGATTCGCACGGGGACACCTCCTTTACGATCGCACCGCCAACTTAACGATCGGGCTCAGGTCGTTTCCGCCATCGAGCGGAGACAGCGGCGTGTCCCAGGTCGGTTGGCCGTCCACCCGATAGGTCACGCGGAACGTCTCCTCGTCCGTGGTGAACCGAACGTGAATCGAACTGGCCGTCTTGGGCCCGCCCGCCTTGTCTACCAGCACATAGCTGGCCGGGTCCCACAGAATGATGTCGCCGACCGTGCCGACCGACTGGCAATACTCAACCGGAATCACCGGCCGCCCCATCAGAATCCCGTACTGCCCCTGGTTCAGCAGCGAGCCGGCCGGGTAGTAGAGCGGAATGCCATCGACCGAGGTGCTTTCCGAACCGAACCGCCCCGCCAGGGTGGCCGAGAACAGGAACGGTTCGACCGACTGGTTGACCAGCCACACGGCCGTCTTGCGGCACGAGGCGAACATGAGCGACCACATGGCGGTCAGGTTGTCACCCCAGACGGTCGCGGCTGTCTGGTTCGTGATCTTGGCTGCCGACACGCCGCAATTCGCGGCGATCAAGCCAAGCATCTTGTTCGATCCATTGCCGTTGACGATGCCGTTTTCGACAGTGAACACCAATTCCTTGGTGAGCAGGTTTTCAAGGAAGGCGCCGGTTGCTGGCGCGTCTTCGAGCATCTCATCGGTGACGTACCCCAAGGCTCCCGCCTTGTGCAGCGTCAGGGTCATCTGGCCGACCTTCGGCTTGCTGTCGGTGATGGCGCTGGTTTCTCCGGTCCAGTAGCCACGCACGCCACCGGCACGGCTGCCATCTGCTCGACTCGACTCATCCACCCGTGGCAACTTGATCGTGTTGCGTTGTAGCGGCAGGTAGATGCCATCACTCTTGACCCGATTGAGAAGCTCTCCCGTGTTGTACATCTTGTCCAAGATGCGACTGGAGAACTCGTCGGGAATCAGGAAGCCGCCCAGAGAATCCACGTCGGATCGCATGCCTGGGGCGGCGGCAACCGGCGTCAGCCGCTGGTCCGTCATATTCGGCACAATGGCCGCCTCGCGGACCTTGAACAGGTACTCTCCGAAGTGGGAGAACTCCCCGCTCGCCTCGCCGCCAACCACGCGAACATTGCCGCTGGCATTGCCAACCGCCGTGGCCCCATCGTGGCCAACCACTGCCGTCTGTTGCGGCTGATGCTGGTCTTCCCACTGGTCGGCCGTGTTGATGCTGGCACGCAAAGCGGTCTGCCGCTTCTGAGCCTCGCGGGCCGCCTCGATCTTGGTTTCAAGTTCCTTGGCCGCGGCCAGGTTGCCGTTGATCGTGGCTTCTTCGTCCTCGCTCAAGCCGCGGTCTTCCTCGGTGGCCTTCGCATCGATGGCCTTCGCTTCGTCCAGCAATCGCTTGCGTTCGGCAAGCATTTCCTTAATGGTCATGGGCTTCTTCCCTTTCTCGTCGGGACAGAAGCGCATGAAGAAAGGCGCACGGCGTCCCGACTTTCATGCGAGTTGCAAAAAAGTCACAACGTCGTGCGCCTAGGCTAAGCAGACGCAAGATCGCTCTTATAGCGAGGTTTGCCGATGAGACTAAGCCACCGATTTACGTCGCCACGTAGTGTTCAGTGTGTAATTATCCGCACGTGGCGGAACCTTGCTAGATTGTCTTTTGTCAACCGTCCGCTTGAGGGACGGTGATACCACGGGCCGTGCCGGGGTGGCGATGAATGACGCCTTTCCTCGCGAGGGCCTTCAGGTGGCCCGCGGCCCCGTTGACGGACACCCCCAAATCGTCCGCCAACTCACGCACGGTCGGCGGGAATCCGTTCGCCGCGATATACCGCTTGATCGCCACCAGTGTGGCGGTTTGCCTTGTTGGCAATTCCATCCCTTAGCCCTCCAATTCCGGCCCACACGCCTCGGCTAGTGCAATCCGGGTGGCCGCCGTCGTGCGTCGTTTCGATCCAACCGGCGGCATCACGCCGGCTAGCAACTCGCCGAGCGTGCAAATTCCGTCGACCATCCCGACCCGCTTCGCTTCGGCCGCGTCCAGCATCCGGCCCTCGCCGAAGTCGTTTCTGACGGTCGCCTTCGTGACGCCCCGGCCGGTCGCCACGCCATCAAGAAAGTCGTCATAATACCGATCAACACCCTCTTGCAGGTGATCGCGGGCGTCGTCGTCGAGCGGCCCGAATGGATGCCCCTCGGTCTTGTACTTGCCGGCCGAAATCATCGTGATGTCCCAGCCGATTTGCTTCAACGCCTCCGAGGCGTCGATGTGCATCGTCCACACGCCAATCGAGCCCACTTCGCTGGACGGCTGCACAAATAGTTTTGTGGTCGCCGTAGCCAACCAATAGGCCGCGCTGGCCGCCTGCGCCTTCACGTGGCCATAGATCGGTTTGACCTGGCTCAGGGCGCGAATCGCTCCCGCCGCCTCCGGCACACCGAACACGATCCCGCCGGGTGAATCAAAGGACAGAACCACCGCTCCCACGTTTGGCGAATCGACCAACCGGGCGAGCAGCCCCACCAGTTCCTCCGTGAACACGCCGCCCCAGTAATCCGATCCGCGATGCTGGGCCACGCAACCAAATACAGGCACGACCGCCACCGCCCCTTGCACTTTCGGCAGCCGTGGCGCGCCGGCCTGGTCGGCATCCACCGCAAACTCGACCGTCTCCTCTTCCAGTTCCGGCGGCTCCTCGAACAATTCCCCCATCACGATTCGGTGGGCCAGTGTTTCGAGCGACTCACGCCGCATCGCCATCGGGGCATGGGCGATCCGGTCCAGTTGTTCGGGGGTTGGCTTCGTGATTGCTTTCGGCATTATTCCGTCTCCAGATAGGTCTTCGTTAGTTCCGCCAGCAGGTAGCTGGTATCAAGTGCCGCTCCGCCTGCGATGCCTCGCGCCGCTTGCAACTGGTGCTCTGCGTACCGACTACCGAAGTCCGCCGGCCGCTCACCGGCTGGCTGGCCTGTCAGTCGTTCCATGCTGCACACCACAGGCTCTAATTCCTGCCGCACGCAATCAGCATGCTTTTGAAACCATTCGTCACACCAAGCGTCATATGCCTCCTGCTTGCTCTCGTATCGCTTGAGGGCGGCATTGACTGATCGCTCCTCCTTGGTGACCACTCGGCCCGCCGCCTCTGCAAACAGCGGCCCGAACACGGCCACGGCGTCCTGCGTTGTATGGCCAGCCTGCTCAGCGATTGCCTCTGCCACCTCGCTTGCAAACGCCCCAGCGTCGGCCTCCCGCGATTCAGCCGGCACGTTGACCACGATCACCGGCGGCGGTTGTCGTTCGACCTGCCGCGCCGTCCCGCCCTCAGTAGGCACCACGGCCGTGCCATCCTCCGTCAGGGCGATCGTGTTCAGCGGCACACGGACCTGGTCGCCGCCAGGCACTGAGTTCAACTCTTCCCACTCGCGAACATCATTGATCGAGAACCAGCCCCACTGCACGCCGGCCGCGTAGAATTTCGACCGGGCCTCCATATCGCCCCGCGCCAGCCCCGCCAGGTTGTGCCGCACGTACAGCCGCGAATCCGGGAAGAACTGCCGCTTCAGCACGGCCTCGGTGGCCTTGCATTGCGGCAACAGCGAGTCTCTGACCCACGCGATCATGGCCTGTTCGATCGCCGTGTACTTGCCAGGATCAAGCTCCTGGATCATGACCGGTGGCGTGTCGAAGATCGAACAGATTTCGATCCGGTTGAATTTCCGCAACTCCAAAAGCTGCATGTCCTGGTTAGGCATGCCGACCTGGTTGAACGTCACCCCTTCCCGCAGCCGACCCACCCTATGGGCGCGGGAGGCGCCCTGCCACGTGCGGTTGAATTGTTGAACCAACGCGTCCTGACGCTCGTCGTCCAGGCCGATGCCAGCCGGGAATTCAAGAAACCCCCCCGGCTGCGCGCCGTTGCCGAAGAACGTGTTGGCGAACGTCTCGGCCGCCATCGCGCCGGCAATCGTTTCCTTGGACTGGATCGGCGACACTCCAAGCACGCCATCAAGCACAAACGGTCCTGGGTCGTGCAGGTACTTTTCTGGCGTCAGTGTCGTGTCGTATTGGCCATTGGGATGGTGTTCCCAAAGCAAATCGCCATTGTCGGCGAATACGGGTTTGAGCCATTTTGACATGAGCGGGGTCAGTGCCGCCACCTTGCCCCCGTTCGTGTAGGTGATTTCAGAAACGCCGTTTCCCCAGGCGAGCCGATTGGCGTACATGGCAGCCCGCACGCCGATCCCGGTGCCCCGGCGGTTACCCTGCCACGTCAGAATCTCATTGAGCGGGTGGTCAACCGGGTGCGTCTCGCGCGGTCCCCGCTTCTCATACACATGCACCGGCAAGGTGGCCAACGTCTTGGCGTTTTTCACGATGCACGCCATCACCGTCGAAAAACGCATCGCCGTCTCCGGCGTCACCGCGATCCCGGCATGGGTCGCCTGCCCGAGCGGCTCATACCAAAAGTCGTCGGCCGGGCCCGGTGTCCCTGTTCCAGCGAGGATATCATCGAGCATCAGGTACTCTTTCTCTGAATGGAGTTGCGCGAGCCGATCACATCGGCCAACATCCACGCACCTACCAGCAACAACGCCGCCGGCGGATACACCCACCATGCTCCTGTAGCCGCGATCACCACTCCCGCCACCTCATAAGTTTGCCGAATGCGGCGGCGGCGTTTCTCGGCAACCGGCGGCGCGTATCGTCGCAGTTTGCCGAAGTCGTTTTGTAACGCCGTCAATTGCGACTGTAACTCCTCGATCACCACGTTCTGCGTCTCAGTCGCGTGCCGTGCAGCCCCCGCGTTCTGCTCCGCCGCGATGCACCGCCGCTCTAGTCGATCGTTTTCCGGTTCTTCCACGGAAACTCCGCCTTCGGCACCCGGCAGCCCAGGAACGGACACAACTTCTCCCATCGGTCGCCTCCCTCGATATCCATAATCAGCAACTCGTCAGCGGGTACGCCGCCAATCACCAAGCCGTTGTGCTCTCGGTACCGTCGCCGATACCAATACTCGTGCGGCTGCGGCACACCGAACAGCAAGCCGTGCATCGCCTCCGTGTAGCGGATGTGCTCAATGTCGCCACCCGTCAGGATCTCGTACGAATGCCACTTGATCGACTCCCACCACTTCTTTTCGTCGCGCACCGTCAGGATCACCTTGCAGCCGTACACGCGCCGCAACTCCCGCCAGTACATCGCCGCCGGGGCGTCCGTCACCGCGTCCACGTCGTCGAACACATGAAACGGCACGGTGCATATCTTCGGCCACAGGGTCATTCGCTCCGGTTCGTGATGGATCGCGTTGTAGCCGAGTATCCGCAGCGCCTCGCACAGCGTGGCCGTGCCCGTCCGCGGCATCCCGGCCCCTACGATTTGCAGCATCGCTGCCCCTTCGGTAGACTTTCGCTCATGAAACTGCCTCCCGCGTAGCCCGAATCGTTTCCCGCGACGAATACCCCAGGTGCCGAAAGTCCGACCGGTAGTACCGCACGGCCCGGCGACGCAACCCGTCCGTGTAGTACGTCGGCCATGGCTCATGTTTCGACGGCCGCCGCCCATCCTCATCGGTCGGCAAATCCGGCAGCCCGAATTCCTGCTGCAGCTCAGGCCACCGCTGCTCGATTTCCTCCAGTTTGATGATCCGGTCAACAATCAACTTGCCGTCCACATGCAACTGGGGCCACTGCGGCGCGTAGTGCAGATTGGGCTCCCTCGCCGTCCGCACGTACTGGGTGAACTCTGGAAACGGCATGTCCTCCAGCGGCCGAAACTCGGGGTTGTGCCGCACCTCCGCCACTCGCGGATTCTGCACATAGTCCGCCCAACACGACACGAGCCGCGCCATCGGGTGCCGCACCACCGTGAACACAAACAGTCCCGCCGGAATCTGGCTCACTGGCACCTTCCACGGCTTCTCCCACTGCACCACCTCGAACGGCACGCCTGCCTGCTCGGCAATCGCCGTCTTCACAGCCGTGCATCCCGCTTTGGCGATGTTCACGTAGGCATAGCCTGCTGCCTCGTTCACGCTCGCATAGGTTTCGGGAACATTCATCGCCGCCCCCTTGCCCGGTGCAATCGCCGGTTCTTCCTAAAATTGTCGCGGTTGAAACCATCCTCGCGGCCCCAGCACGTATCCGCTCCACGTCCTGGCGTTCGCTCTCCGTCACCCGGCACATGCGCTATGTGGCTCACGATCTTGTCACGCTGAATACCGAGCCCAGCCCGCTCGATATCCCGCAACAGAATCCCGTCATCACCACCGTACTCCACACACTCTTCGTCGTAGGGTATCCGCTTCCAATTCGCCGCCGTCATCGCCACCGTACCGGTACAGCCGTGATCGAGATGGCCCTTATAGCGTGTCACAAAGTCCTCAGCCATCAGATAGACCGGAATCACCGCCTGCTGTTCGGTCACATTGAACATCCGCGCCACCAACGGCCGCGGGAGCACGATATCCACATCCGTCGCCACGATCACATCGCACCCATCCGCAATCGCCCGCTGAATCCCCGCGTTCTTGGTCTGAGTCAGTGAAAACCGCCTGCGGCATTGGATCATCGGCAACCGATCCAACGGAAAAACGACGCACGTTGCGTCAGATGGTAATTCGTGATCAACGTCCGATACCACGTAGACACGCAGGCGGTCCCCAAAGGACGCATACACGTCCTCATTCCATCGAAAATGATCCATCAGCCGTTCGACCGGCACCTTGAGGTACGAGACGAACACGACGGCAAGCGTATTGTCAGGCATGACTCGGCCACTCCCCGGTATCCGCCAATCCGTCAACCGCCCCGGACTCGTCTTGCACATATTGCCACCAGTCGCGAGCCTTCGGTTCCGGCCTCTCCCGCGGCGGCCCGTGACGCTCAATCGTCACTGTCACGTTCCAGCCCCGCCGCCCCCACGTCCATGGTTTCCACCACACGACCCGCGGCCGGGCTATCACATCACGCACCGTGTGGTCCAACGCACACAGCAGCGTTTCGTGCTCCGTTGCCCGCTCGATCTCACCAGCCACGGATTCGCACGTCCATCCCTTGTCAGAGCGTCCCATTACGCATCGCCTCCCGTGCCGCCTGTCCAATCCCTGCTGGCCCAAAATCCGACACCTGCCCGCACCGCATCCGGCACCGCAAGCACGCATCCGGCGAATCCGGGTCCATCGCCTGCCCACTGATCTGCCTCCGCACCTCCTGCCACCGCTCGATCAGTTCCGCCAGCGGCGTCTCCTGTACGTTCCCGATCGATGCCAACCCGCGCCAGTCGTAGCAGCACAGCCGGACATTGCCGAAATAGTCCACAATGAACTCGGTGAACATCCGCTGGCACGGCGCAAACCCGTTCGCCTCCTCGCCGATCGAGTGCAACCGATCATCCAGCCCCCACCGATGAAACTCCACCGCCTTGTTCGCCTTCCGCAGTGCCCGCCGATTCCGCACCGGATGCTTCTTGAGCCGATAGTCCGTCACATGAATCTCTGCGAACTTGGCGAACGCCGAACAATCCTCTGGCAACAGCGTCCCGTTCGTCCACAACACAAACTCCGCTTCCGGCACCTTCGCCGCAATCTTGTCCATCACCGAGAACATGCGATCGGCGGCCATGGTTGGCTCGTTGTAGTAGTGAAAACCTACCCGCCCCCGAAAACCGTGCTTCCGATACATCGCCTCCGCAACTTCAACGATCTTCCGATCCGGCACCGCCTCCCCCGACTTCACCGAGGCATACCGCTCTGGATGCAAGTTCGGGCAGCGCGAATGCACCTTCCCCAAGTTGCACTCCCGGCAAATCTCAAAAATCAGGTACTGCGTGAGGTTCACCCAAACACCTCGATATCATTCTCGGCATAGTACGACGGGCCAGCCACTGGCTGCGTCATGGCTCGCCCCACGGCCATCACCAGGGCGACCGCCAAATCAATCTTCTCGGGCGACCGGTCCTTGTCGAACTTGATGTTGCCAGCCGGATCACTCCGCGCCACCACATTCGACACGCACCACGCCAGTGGCCGGTGGCCACCATGCCGAATCTTCCGGTCCAGCAACAGCTTTTGCGTTTGCTTGATCGGGGAATTCATGGAAATATAGCCTTGGCGATGCTCTAAGACCTGGCTGCCTTGGAACTCATCACTCTCGACCAACTTGGTGAACACATAGCGGGCGTTGTGTGGGTCCATATTGATGTCTTGAATATCCCACTGCCATTCGTCACGCATCCTTCGGAGGGCAGCCCGCACGGCGTCATAATCCACCGAGTTGCCCTCGGTTAGGTGGATTTGGCCCATTCGCTCCCATGCCGTGTAGGGCACCTTGCGGTCGCGTTCCCGGCCGATCGCGTTGTCCCGCGGACACCAACCGAACGCCAGCACATCCATGAAGCCGTCGTCGGCAGGGAAGGCCGCCACCAATCCCGTCAGGTCATCCACGCTTGACAAGTCGCCACCGATCCAACATTTGCGCCCCCGGAATCGCTCCAGTACATCACCGCGGAGGCCCTGTTCGTCGTACCACTCGGCGCCCACGTTCTCGTCCCACAGCCCGGCCGTTAGCCACGCCTGCGCCGCTTCCACCCATTCATTGCAGTGCTTCCGCCGAAAGTTGTTTTGGGCCGCTGGCGTCTCTTGCGCCTTTTTGCGCTTTCGTCGCAAGTCCTCCACGAACACCGAGACGCCCAGGTTGGGGTTGGCCTTGATCCATTTAGTTTCGTCGACCCAGCTGTCGCCCTCGTCAAGCGTGAAGATGATGCCAAAGAACGTGTCATCGTCAACAATGTCTTCAAGCACCTTGATGGCGTACTGCCGCGTCTCCCAACAGATCGCTTCCGGATTTCCTCCTTCGCCAGCCGTTGTGATGGCCAACAGCAACGATTGCCGCCGCGCACCGGTGGCCGTGTCAAGAACGTCGTACACCTCGCGCGTCTTGTGGGCGTGCAACTCGTCCACAATGGCGCCGTGCATATGCAGGCCGTCCAGTGAATCCGCGTCCGATGCCAGCGGTCGATAAATGCAGTCGCCGTAAAGCATGTTGTCGCGCAGGATCTCGACAACATCCATTAATGACGACTTGCGGACCATCCGCTTGGCTTCTTCGTGGATGATTTTCGCCTGGTCCCGCTTCGTTGCTGCCGTGTAGACCTCCGCCCCGGGCTCAAAATCATAAACAAACAGCAGCAGCCCAACGCCGGCCGCCTTGGTGCTCTTGCCGTTTTTGCGAGCGACCTCCTCGTAGGCTGTCTTGAATCGCCGATACCACCGCCCCCGCTCCTCGCACCACTGCTGCCAGCCAAACAAGCTCCCGATAATGAAGCACTGCCAGGGCTCAAGGCGAACATACTCGCCGGCCCACTCCCCTTTGCTGTGCTTCAGGTGCTCGATAAAAGCAATTGCCTTTCCGGCTTCGTCGCGATCGAATTGCAGCCCCGGCTCGGTTCGCTCCTCATCCCGCACATGCCGGGCCACCGCGAGTTGCACATAGCGGCACGCGACAATCTCGCCCGACTGCACACCATCCACGTAAGCGTCGAACCGTTCCATCGGCTCGGCGTTGCGCAGGTCAGGCTGTGCCGCCATCATTGCCATCAGTTCTTCGTTCCCATTCGCTCGTGCAACATTTTCAACAGCGGATCATGGTCCTCGCCCTTCGCATTCGCGATCGCCATCCCCGCCCGGCTACTGGGCGTCATCCCGAATTCTCGGAGCAATTTGATCACACGTTCCCACGCCTTGTTTTGCACCCCCACGGCCGGATGTTGGATCACGTTTCCTTTGTCGGTAATCGACACGAACTTGACGCCGCCGTTTTCCTTGGCAGCGGCCTCAATCACCTCCCCCGCCTCGAAGTAATCGGCAAGAGCGTTGCACATCAGCCCCAGCGCGATCGTATCGAGTACGGTCAGCAGCCCCGACTCCTTCAGCCACGGCGAGATCTTGCGCCAGTGGTTCGCCGCCAGTCCCTGCACCCACGTTGGTTTTGTCGGAGCCTCGCTTGGCGGCGTCGGCTCATTCGCACGCCGATCCGCCCGCAATGTCCCTCGCCGCTTTGCCGTCTCACTCGGTGTTGGTTTCGGCCCACGCTTTCCCATAACCCCTCACCTCCATTACCCCCCCACCTCAAAACGTGCCGAGAAAAACA